CGCCGGAATAATTCTCTAATATTAGCTGGTCGAAGTCTAGCTTGCCAGCAATGTATCCCGCCAGTTCCATATTACTAATTGTCGGCACCTCAAAGTCTGCCGCCTCGCCCTTTGCATGCTGGCTATTTACTGAGCTTCCTATGGCTATACAGAGCTCACCAGAGCGGTATCCGCTACTAGGAGTGAACGGTATGCCGTACTGCTCCCTGACGGGCTCCAGAATGTGTTCGCACACCAGCTTCATAGCCTCGATGTGTTCATCTGTCGGCTCATTAGGTATGCCCTTACGAACCGCCGTCTGGCTCTTGGTCATCTCTGCCAAGCTAAAATGCTTAGATAGATTCATGTTATTTTTCCTTCACGCCGAGCGTGTCCAGAGCATCTGACCAGCTTTCCCGCTCAAGTTCGGGGTTGCTGAAAAATGCGATGTTCCGAGTGAGTTTCTTTTCTCGGATGGATGTAACCGGAATATACCACACCGTGCGCTGGTCTGACGATACGCAGGCTAAAATATCGAAATCAGATAGTGTCGGCAATCTTTTCTGCCCGCCGAGACCGGTCTGAAAGTGTACCCTGTTTCTGCCTCCGCCTTGTCGTGACGACTGACAGGCCTTTACTTGAATGCGTAATGTGAGCCCGCTATCTGGGTGCCATGCTATCAGGTCCACCGAATCCTGTTGCGCTAAAGCAACGCGCCAGCCTCTTGCTAAGACTGACGCGGCGGCAATGTATTCTCCGGCTAGGCCGGAAGCTGTTTGAGATATTTTTAAATCGGCAATAAAGTTTTTACCGAGCGTCATCATTGTTGTGCCTTCTGTTAGCCCGCATGATTAACTCTACGGCTAGGTCCATCATCTGCTTGGCGGTCATCTTTTTGATAGCCGTCTCGCCCTTGACCTTTACTAGCACACCGTCATCGTGCGGTACTATGAGAACAGGAAATTCCACTTCCATTTTTTTCTCCATCAGCACAGCATACTGGCTGTGAGGCAATGATAATTGAGAGACAACTTCCCAGCCGTCTCCCTCAAATTTTTCGACATCACCGTGAACGACATAACGAACCGTCCGGCTGTCTAAGTTCATCCAGCCATTCTCTCAGTTACTTTTTTGAGATTTGTGTTGAGGCTGGTTCTGCCCTGCGCTCTTTTTCTGAGCTTTTTGTGGGCATAGAATACTGTGGTATGGTCCCGCCCAAATCCCCTGCCAATCTCACAGTAAGACATACCCAGCATTTCTGCACAGATAAACATAGAGATGTGTCGGGCTTCGACATATTTAGGGTTCCTTCTCTTGCCCAGAATATCAATTTTATTGATGCCGGTTACGGCTGAAGTGATGTCCAGCACCTTGTTAATCTGCTCCTCAGAGCGCGTCAAATTCCTCATCGGCTTGCTGTTGCCGCTGAAGATTTTTTCTATAATTTTGTTTAAAACACTCATCACCACAAAACTCCTCTTGGTTCCCATTGATAATACCGTCGTAACGATAATTAAATATTTTCTTACAAAAAGAACACCGAGCAAAGTTATCTATAGTAGGATACTTGCTCGGCTTCTTAGGTTTGCGTTTCCTAGAACGGGATATCATCGTCTAGGCTGGCGGCTGGCTGTGATGCTGGCGCGGCAGTCTTCTCGATGAACTCACTGGCCTTTATGGACAGGAACTTATCACCGCCATTCTTCGGCACGTTAGACCATGCTGACAAAGAATACTTTGTGCCATTGATTGTGATGTCGCCGCGCATATCGGGACGCTTATCATTGTCGCCCTTATCATTGCGGAAGAGCGCACCCTTCATTTCTGGGTCAAAATTCGACATTTACATTAACTCCTTTTTACGATTTGAAAATAGCTGTTTGTCTTCCGACGACAGCCCCATAGAGACACGGTTATAGAGGTTCTTTAAGCTCTCTATGTCTGGTGCCATTGCTACCTCATCAGCCAAAGACAGTGGAGGTTTAATCTTATTTAGCCCGCTTGCCTCTGCACCAGTAACTAACGCGGTTGGTGAGCTCTTGTCTATTCCGCCAAGTGCAGAGGTTCGCTGTGGCACAGGTTTATTGCCGGAGTTGTCCGGCACACCTGAACTGGTCGCTGGCATATCTTCGCCAGCATATATGTAGCAACCCAAACCAAGCAGGGCCATAGCCTTGACCATGCAACGCTGTAAGCTGGCGTTGACGGCAAAACTGTCTGGGTTTTTAATGGGTTTATTGCGATGGTCTAGGACCGGCATGACTTCTGTAGCCTCAGCCAAGTGTCCTAAAATATCGCTAGAATTATGGGGTATTTTTACAGTGACGCAAACATATGCATCGCCGTTGTGGTCCAGCATATAGGGCACTGTGAGCCCGTTGACGCTGTAATTGTGCTTCACATACTGAGCAGACGGGTAGTGCTGTTTAAGCACGGTCCACGCCCATGCCCATGACAAATAGGTAAAGCCGTTCTTTTTCTCGACATGCTTAGATACGTCGATTGCTGATAGTGTTTCCCAAACGGTCATATTTTCCATAGCTCCTTTGCTTCATCTTTAAATTGGTGGTTCCAGTAAAACGGATGCTGGAAGTCGGGGTCAGTCAGGCTGGCTAGAACTTTCGGGTCTGTGCTGATACGCAACAGGTTCTGCCTGAGAGCCGCACGACGGCGCATCTCATTTAAGCAATAGTTCAGCATGTCCGACTGCAACTCCTCGCAGTTGTCGGGCGTAAATAAAACGCCATCATCTGCTGATACATATGCAAGGTGAGGCACTAGCTCTGTGGCCTTGGCATATATAGCAACCTGACAGAGATGACTAAACTCAGGCTTCTTTGGCAGAGTAGCCTTGCCGAAGTTACGGGTTCCGTCTTTTCTCTCTGGGCCCTGACGCGGTGCCTTAGTTTTAATTTCGCAGAATGCTTTATCTGTGTATAAATCTACATAGCCCATGACCGGAACTGAAATACCTGCCAGTTCGCAAGTGACTTTCTTTTCTTCTTCACAGCCGCCGAAGGTCTCTGCCAGTAGGTCAACACCGCTCTCTATGCATGCAGGGATAAGCTCACGGAACTTCTCGCGCTTCTCTGCACTCTCATCGGCGGGAAGTCCATTATAGCGGCTTCTGATGCATCCTCGATAGATGTGCCCGCAGATAATACAGCCTGAATACCGCCATGCACAGCCGTGCCATACGCCGCATTCTCGCCGACTTTAATTTCACGACGCTTATCTTTTGACAGATAAACATAGTCAAATATCCAATTAGCGATAGGCTTGTTAAGTTGTGACGGACTAAAGTGCTGTAGCTGAACCGTCTCAAAATAATCGGGGACATCACTCACGGTTAATTTTCTCCTTTATCTTTTTATAGAATTACTTTAATACAGGTTATACACAGTAGTGTCAAACTCATAAAGGACAGTAATATGAAATTCCAAGAATATCTTGTTAATGAAGGCGTTAGGCAAGCGCAAGCCGCTAGGGAACTGAAGGTCACACAGCCGACAGTTCACAACTGGATTTATGGAAAGCGCCCGCCAAGTGGGATGCACATGATGGCAATTTACAAATATACTAAGGGCAAGGTTGCTTTGAAGGATTGGTGCGAGGTGTTCAATGACTATCAGGCGTGAGCTCGAAGGTAAAGTTTCTCAACTGGAATACGAGCTTTGGTTGAAGTGGCAGAAGAAGTCGAATGCCGAATGGTCAGCCAGCCTGCCTGATGATGGGTTCGTTGATGAGAAATTAACCGGTGATAGTCTGGGTAAAATATATCGCGCAGAACAGCCTGTAAAAATCGGGGGGTCCAGCTTGGATGAGTGCGATGAGTAATCCACAAAAAGAAAAGGGCAGTCGCTTCGAGCGTGAGATTGTAGAGCTTGCCAGACTGCGTGACCTTGAGGCTCACAGGGTGCCGCTATCAGGTGCCGCCGCTGGGTTCAAGGGCGATGTCCACATCAAGAAGGGCCGAGAGACTTGGGTTATCGAGGCCAAGAAAAGGGCTGACGGGTTCAAGTTTTTGTATCAACATCTTGAGGGTGCTGATGTTCTAGTCGTGGGGGCTGACAGGAAAAAGCCTCTGGCGGTGATGGACCTCGGTGACTTCTTAGATATGTTTTCAGGAAAGGTTTAGTCATGTATGAGTTTGTTATTCTGTATTGTTTGGTTACGGGGTCGGGCACAGCTACTGAGGCTCGGTGTGAGTACCTTGGCAGGAAGAACTTTGTCACTGCATCAGCCTGCTATAAGGCGGGCCGGAAGGTGGAGGAGGCATTGCGGTCTAATCATGTGATGACATGGGCTGAGGTGCCAGCCGGTCAGCGGCCTAGTTTTGTTGCCGATACAGTGTGCGGTGAGAAGTCAATATGATTATCAGGGGGTAAGTCATGAACCGACCATTGTATGAAAGCAAGCAAGACCTTGAGCGTGAGTCTCGTGTTATTGAGCGCATAACGCCTGAGGGTGTGCAGGCTCATAAGTTGCCGATACATAATCATTTAGACTTTGCAATGGTGCGCGATGGGAAAATTACTGGACTTGTTGAGGTGCGTTGCCGCAATAACAATATGCGAAAATACAACACGTTTTTCTGTAATTTAAGTAAGGTAATCAGCGCCAGAGAGATGTCACGTTACTGTGATTGTCCGGCCTACTTGTTTGTGCAGTGGGATGATGCGCTAGGTTACATATCTTTCGGCGAGGATTATGAAGTTAAATATGGTGGCAGGAACCAGATGAGAGATTGGCAGGACAAAGGCTTGTTGGCTCACTTCGATATCAATTTATTTACGGAGTACACAAAGTGAGGGAGAAGGACGACTTCTATCCGACACCGCCAGCGATGACAGAGGCTTTGTTAGCTTATGAGTTTCTTGAGCCGTGCAGGGTGCATGAGCCAGCTTGCGGTAACGGGGCGATGTCTAAGGTGCTCCGGTGCTATGGTCACGATGTTGTCAGCGAGGACCTGATTGACAGGGGCTATGGCGATTCGCGCAGAGATTTTCTGATGCTACAGAAGAGGCCGTGCGATTATCTTATGACAAACCCGCCGTACAAATTGGCGGAGGAATTTATCCAGAGGGCGTTGGACCTAGAGTATAAGCGTCACGCCTATCTGTTGAGGCTTGGGTTCCTAGAAGGTATGGGCCGGTATGACAGGCTTTACAGCAAGCACCCGTTTGATGTTTGCTATGTTTTCAGCAAGCGTCAGACAATATGGCGGGGTGATGAGGAAGCAACAAGCACAGGAACAGTTCAATATGCGTGGTTCGTTTGGGATAGTGAATCAACAAGACAAAGGATGGAATGGATATGAGTGACAGTTTAATTATTCGAGGCAACATCAGGGAGAACTTCTCGGTATTGCCAAACGATTTAATGAATGATGAGCGGCTATCTGCCGACGCTCTGGGGGTTCTGGTGTACCTGTTGAGCAAGCCGACTGATTGGCAGGTTCGGGTGACTGAACTGCGCCGCAGGTTCGATATCGGCAGGGATAAAGTTTATCGCATTTTGGGCTCGATGGAGCAGTACGGTTATTTGGTGCGTGAAAGCGTTAAAGCGGAAGGTCAGTTCGCCGGAACTCGTTATATAGTCTCAGATTCACCGCGTCCTGAAAAACCGGATACGGTTTTACCGGATACGGAAAACACGGACACTTACAAAGAACAGAGGTTACAAAGAACAGAATATACAAAATCAACTAATAAAAAGAAGGCGCAAAATAAACAGAAAATATCTGAGTGGGAGCCGACACAGTTCGATAAAGAATATGCGGAGAGCTTGGAGCTCGATTGGCAGGAGATACTGACAGATATCAGGCTCTGGGATGAGAAGGGCGGTAATAAGGCCGCTTATGCGTCGTGCAGGGCTTTCTGGCAGACTTGGTGCAGAAAAGAGGGGAAGAGCTCTCAGGGGCGCTCAAATCGCCAGCAATCAGTGTCTGGTGGCAAGAGCAAGGTGCTGTCGGAGGGTCAGAAGGTATTTGCTGATAATGTGACGCAGAAATATATTAAGGCTTTTGGTTCGCAGGGATTTGCTTATAAGCTGGTATTGCCGGATGTGGAGGCGTTCATGCTTACCAAGCAAACTGATGAGGATTGGTTAGCGTTAGGAAACGGGCTTCCGAGCCCAAGAGAGAAGGGATGGATGTAATGAGAGACACTGAAATTGTTTTAGAAGATTGCTATGAGTGTTCTGGCGAGGGTGAGGCGCAGTATGAGGTCGGTGTGCCTGACTACGACCACGGCGGATATTTAACTGATGAGTGGCGAACCTGTCAGCTTTGTCATGGAACCGGACAGTTGGAGGTTGAACGTGATATCGCAGGGTGATGGCAAGATGCAGAGGTTGCTGGATAATAACCAGTGTCCGAAATGCCAGACGGTTATTGATAGGCAAGCTATTGGCAAGACGCTTGGCGACAAGCCTGAGCAGGTGTATCAGTGCAAGGTTTGTAAGCTGATTTTAGCTGGCTGTGACAGAATTGTGACAAGCAATGGCTAAGGTGTTGTTTTTATTATATAGTACGTCCAACCCATCACTGGATGTATATGGGAGTTTTAAATGAGCAAGAAGAAGCTGACAGAGCCGGTTATCGTGGAGTATCTGAGGCGGATAGCTATTGATGGTAGGTCAGCGCGGTCTGTAGGCAAGGACGATGACATGCCAAGCTATGAGGCGTTCTACAAGATGAAGGTGAAGGACCCGATATTGCAGAGCCGTTACAGTGAGGCTGTTGAAGCACGGGCGACTGCTATTGATGATAGGATAGACGAAGTGTTGGAAGGCGTTCGTAATGGCGAGATAGATTACAATGCGGGCAGGCTAGAGATAGACACGCAGAAGTGGCGTATGGCGAAGTTCTTCCCGCGATTGTATGGCGATAATCAGAAGCTGGAAGTGGAGCACAAGACGAGCTTTGTGGACGAACTGAAGCGGGTTGCGGCTAGGGTAGAGCAGGCTAGGTTAGAGGGCGCAGAGGTTGTAGAGCATGATGAAGAGGGGCGAAACACTTACACCGTCACGCCCGCGCCTGCGGAACAGACGGCGAACAAAGGGTCGGATTAGTGTTCTGCACACGACATCTTAAAAACGCCTTAACCTACTTTTGGTTTAACGCACTGATATATCACAAGTTTTATTTTACATAATGGAGGTTATGCGACAAAGTTAGCATATTTTGCAGACCCCCCCCTCAAAATCACAGGCGGGGCCGCTGTGATAGAAATACCCCCACACACCACGGAGAACCCATGACTAACCTCACCACCGACTTGCTCCACAAAATCCATGCCGACCCCGTTTTCTTCGTCGAGCACATAATCGGAGCCACCCCCCAGCAATGGCAACGCGAGGCACTACAGGCCATCGCGAAAAATCCCCGTGTCAGCATTAAGTCCGGTCACGGTGTCGGCAAGACTGCATTCCAATCGTGGTTAGTTCTCTGGTGGCTTTTGAGCCATTACCCCTGCAAGGTTGCTGTCACGGCTAACACGGCTCACCAGCTATCCGATGTGCTGTGGACCG